CGGAAGTGGATGCCGGGTGGAATCGGCACCTGGAGCGGCAGCTACACCTGCAAGGCCGACGTAAACGACGCGCCCAGCCTGCCGACTACCGGGGCACCTGCGGCGGCCAGCTTCAAGCTGGTGGAGGCCGGCACTGATCCGACTCTGGCCGGCAATATCGGCATCCCGAGCCTGAGCCAGCGGGTGCGGCTCGGCGACTACTCCGAGCTCAGCTACACCTTCAACGGCTCGGGCAACCTGACGCAGAGCAACGGCGGCCTGTTGGCAGCCAGCGGCACCATCGGCAAGCCCACCTGGAACATCGCCGGCACGTCCACCCCCGACAATACCTGCCGCCTGACGGTGGGCGGCAGCCGCAGGTGGGATTTCCCGGCCTTCTGGACCAAGCTGAGCCTGAGCTGGCGCATGGACGATGTGGTGCGTGTGACCGGCACCCTGCGAATCGCCGACACCGCCACGGCAACCTAAGAGGAGATCTAGGTGGCCGAGCCTATCGAAATTGGCGTCAAGCTGCGGGCCGACACCAGCCAGCTGACCGGCGACGTGGCCAAGGCCAAGGCGCAAGTGGACGCCGCGGGTGCCGACTCGGCCGGCAAGGCCACCGAGGCGACCAAGGCCCAGGCTGCCGCCACGTCCGAGCTCGGCGAGAAGCTTAAAGGCGTCAAGAAGACGTACGGCGAGCAGATCGAGGTGGTGCAGGGCCTGCTGGGCAAGGTCTTCGCCGTGGGCGCCATCGCCACGACCTTCTTCAAGATCGGCGAGGCCATCAGCACCTACGTGATCGAGAGGCTCAAGACCGCAAATGAGCGTGCCGAGGAGTTCAGGGCCACCCTCGACAAGACCAACACAGCGGCAGCCCAGGCGAAGATCGCCGACAAGTTCGACGAGCTCAACAAGAAGCTGGTGGAGGTCAATGCACAGTTCCGGCCAATCACCAACGCGATGCTGGAGCTGTTCCCCAACTTCGCCGGCCTGCTGGCCGATGACGCCAACAAGATCCGCGACGAGCTCAAGAATCTAAACGACATCGCACAGGCGACCGCCAACAACGCCAGACGCATCCGTGGCGTGGCACAGGCCGCGGCCGATGCACAAGAGGCCGAGCGGTACGCAAAGCAGCTCGAGGCTCTCAACGCCCTCAATGAACAGGCCCAGCTTGATGCCATGGGCGAAGAGGAGCGGCTCGAGGCCGAGGCGCAGGCCCGCATCCTCGAGATCATCAAGGCGCACAACGCCCTGGCGGCGGCGGATCGACTGGCCAAGGCCGGCGAGACCACCGCAGCCATCCAAGCCATCGAGAAGACACTGGCGGACGAGCTGGCCAAGCGGGCCAAGGCCGCGGCCGACGAGGCAGCCAAGAAGGCCGAGGAAGAGCGCAAGAAGCGAGAGGAAGAACACGAGGAGTACCGGAAGTGGTGGGCCGAGCAGGAGGAAGCCCAGCGCAAGCAGGCCGAGGCAGCCCGCAAGGCTCAAGAGGCGTGGATCCAGAGCCTCAAGGCCATCAGGGCCGAGATCAACGCCACCTTCGGCGGTGAGGCCGCGGCGAGCATCACCCAGTTCGGCCAGCAGCTCACCGTCAGCGGCCTGCAGGCCGCCGGCAACATGAACCGCATCGTGGTGGAGGGCGTTGGATGAGCCTGCCTGGCTATGACCTTGCACTATCCCAGCAGCTGGGGCGCGACCGCACCGGCAAGATGACCGCCTCGAGGCGGATCGTGGTGCAGACCCTCTCGCCCTCGGCGGCCCTGCTCTCGCCGGATGTGCCGCAGCTCAACTCGACGCACCCCGACGATCCGCGGATGCGCCTCGACCGCTACAGCGTCACGACCAACCAGAGCGGCATTTGCACCGTCGAGTGTCAGTACTCCAACGACAACCGATTCGTGGATCTGCGGGCCCCGAACCGCGACGCGCCGACCTGGTACCACTGGGGCTGGGCCAGCCGCAAGGCCACCGTGGAGATCCCGATGGCGGTGCGGTCGCAGGTCCTGAGCACCAACGGCAACGGCGACCAGGTGGAGAAGCTGGTGTGGAAGCTGGCCAAGAAGCAGCTGGTGGAGGTGAGGGTGCTGCGGCCCCTCCAGGTGCGGGTGGTGGTGCAGGATGTGCGGGTGTTCGACGCCATCGCACAGCAGACCGACAAGCTCCACAAGATGCCCGATGGTGGCATCTATCACTTCGAGGGCGGCACGGTGAGCCAGGTGGATGACGCCGGCACCTACGACATCAACTACACCTGGGAGATCGACTACGGAACTTATTTCCTGCCCGAGACCGGAAGCGACCTGATCAAGTACTGCCTGCCCGACGAGGATGACGTGCCGGTGAGGCTGCCCTATACCGTCTTCGCCGTGGTGCAGGATGGCAACCCCGAGACGCAGCGGCCCCGGTGCTTCCCGCAGGACCTGTACGACTACGAGCCCGAGGGCTGGCGAGAGCTGCCAGGAGCCTCGAGGATCATCTGACCATGGCAGACCCCCGCCTCATCCTCGGCCGCATCGTGGAGGTTCAGGGCCAGAGCCCTGGGCCGGCCAGCGGCATCACCTACACCATCGCCGTTCACGACACCAACGTGGAGGGCATCTACCGGCTCGAGCTGCAGACACCGGTGCAGCGATGGCCCGACCAGATCGACGTGGTGGCGCTGCGGCGTGGGCAGCTGGTGATCGGCGCCGTGGCTGCGAACGTGGTGCAGTGGCACTTTCACGAATACCCAGCCTTCCGAGAGTGTGGGCCCGATCCTCGAGCCATCCAGCTGCGCGTCGGTGATGGCGGCCCTGGTACCGTGCGGCCTCCCTTGGTGCCTGGTGCCGGCGAAGGCGAGATAGGCCCAGGCGATAGCGCCCCCATCCCTGACGTGAACCCCGACTAACCCATGCCGATCCGAACCGACATCCTCAGCCCGATCAACACCAACGGCGTCGATCAGTTCGACCCCGCGGCGGTGCTCTCGAGCATCAACAGCGGCCTGGTCTACGACGTGCAGGCCTACGCCACCATCCGGCCGCAGATCTCGACGCCATTGGACGCCTCGGCGGCCGGCACCATCAGCGTGCAAGGGTCGAATGACAATGAGACCTGGTGGCCGATGCCGCAGGGCGCCGTGGACTACAGCTCTGCCGGCCTCAAGGAGTCGATCTACGTGGCCGGCATCCGGTACGTGAGGTTCCAGGTCACGACCACCAGCGGCACGGTGGAGTACAAGCTGCTGGTGACGGGCACGACCGGCGACGTTCTCGAGGTGCCTACGGCGGTGACAACCCGCGGCTACTACGGCGTGTTCACGGCCAACGCCGACCAGAGCATCGGCAACGCGACGGCTACGCCCGTGGTGTACGACACGACCGAGGAGGCCACGGGCGTGAGCCTGGGCAGCCCCCTGAGCCGCGTGGTGGTGACGAACGCGGGCACGTACAACTTCCAGTTTTCGGCTCAACTGCGGCACAGCAGCGGCGGCACCGAGCACGTCAGCGTCTGGTTCCGGCACAACGGGACCGACATCCCGCGGAGCAACACCGACTATGCCATTCAGGGAAACAACGCCGCCGAGGTGATGGCGTGGAATTTCGTCTACACCATGGCCGCAGGCGACTACTTCGAGATCGTGATGAGCGCGACGGACAGCGACATCACGCTGGACTACATGGCGGCGGCGACGAGCCCGACGCGACCGGCCACGCCGGCGGTGATCCTGACCGTGGTGCAGGCGAGCTCGGGCACGCCAGGCGTCACCGGAGCGACTGGGCCGGCAGGCGCCACGGGCCCGACTGGATCCATCGGGCCAACGGGTGCGACCGGCCCGGCTGGTGCGACAGGTCCAGTCGGTGCGACAGGTCCGACAGGGCTCACCGGCGACACTGGACCAACCGGCGCGACCGGGCCGGCTGGTGCAACCGGGCCGGCCGGCGCGACTGGACCCACCGGAGCGACTGGGCCGACAGGAGCCACAGGGCCGACAGGAGCTACAGGGCCGACAGGAGCTACCGGGCCCGCCGGCCTGGTGTGGCAAGGTACTTGGGCCGGCACGACCACCTTCTACTACGTGAACGATGCCGTGGAGTACAACGGCTCAAGTTACATCTGCATCGCCGATACCACCGTGCCGGGCTCGAATCCCGCCACGGCGACCACCGAATGGGATCTCTTGGCCTCGAAGGGCGACACGGGATCAGGCGGCAGCGCCAGCGCGGCCGTCGATGCCGCCGGCAAGATCTATGCTTACCGCGGGTTCAGATAAGGACACACCATGCCAGCGAACACCTCGCCGATCTTCGGCCTCACCAGCAAGACCAACACGGTGGCGACCACCGGCACGGGCAGCACGTCTCTGACCGCGCCCAACCAACTGACCACCCTGTACACCGCCGGCACGAATGGAGGCATGTACGTCGGCGCCAACTGCAAGGCCACGGGCACGACGGTGGCCGGCATGATCCGGTTTTGGCTCACCCCCAGCGGCGGAACCAGGCGGCTGCTGGGCGAGGTGCCCACCACGGCCATCACGGCCTCGGGCACGGTTCCATCGGCCGAGGTTCAGCACCTCGCGCCCCTGATGACTCTGGTCAATGGCATGGAGGGCATGCCCTTGGCCTCGGGCGACGTGGTCGAGGTGAACACCAACGCGTCCGAGGTTTGGAACGTCACCAGCATCGCCGTGGACTTCTGACATGAACCGCGGGTACTTCGAGGTCAACGGCCGCACCAACACCGGGCTTTTCCTCCGGCGTGGCCGCATCCCACCGCCTCACAACCTGTACGCCAACCCGCACCAAGGCAACGTGATCGGCAGTTACAGCACGGGCAGCACGACGCCCACCGTGCTCACCACTGCGTACTCCTTCGGCGTGAGCGGCACCCTCAGGGCCCTCAGATTCATGGTGCCGCAAACCCGCGTGCTCACCGAGATCTGGTACGCCACGGGTGCCAACACCGGCAGCCCCACCGGTGCCTTGACCGTCGAGCTGCGAACCTCGAACGCCAGCAACGCGCTGCTGCCCGGAACATTGGTCACGAGCGAGTCGAGCACGCCAGTGGCCTCGTCGTGGAACCGCGTGGTGCTCACGACGCCGCAGCAACTGACGATCAACACGATGTACTTCATCGTCGTGGGTGATCCGGCGGGCAACGCGACCAACTACTACCGGGTCTTCGACAACACCGGCGGACTCGCGGCCNCCTTGGCCACGGGTGAGGCTCGATTCTGGTGCCCCGTCAACACCACCAACGGATTCGCCACGGCTGGGACGCTGATCAACGGCGGCCACGTCATGCTGCTCAAGTTCTCCGATGGCACTTGGATGGGAATGCAGAACGCCGGCGGCGGAACGCCCGGAAGCAACACCCTGAAGCGCGGCATCTACATCGACAACTTTGAGACAGACATGGAGATATTCGGCATGAGCGTGGGCTCTGCCGCCAGCTGGAGCGGAGTGGAGATCTTCGGCGGCAATCAAGCTCCAAACTCCTCGCCTCTCTACACCCAAGCTGTGACGGCCGACAACCGCGCCCTGCTCTTCTGCTACTTCGAGCGACCGTTCCGCATGCGGGTGGGCAACAGCTACCGCGCCGTCATGACCTTCTCGGCCAACAGTTCAGCACCTGGGCAGATCGGCACGGCCAACTTCGCCAGTTCGCCAGACCCAACGGTGGGCATGCCATGGGGGACCAAGCTGCAGGCCACCATCGCCACCAGCGGCAACGCCTGGCAGACCGGCAACAAGACTCTGGGCCTGAGCCAGTATGCCATCCTGCTGATGGTGCGCAGGGTGCTGGACCCAAGGGTGTGACATGAACAGCACGGCCATCCTCACCGCCATCGCCACCCATCGAGCCGCCAACGCCGGCGACCTTCCGGCCATCATCGCCATCGACACCGTGGCCGATACCGTGACTTGCCACACCTTCGCGCAGCTCGAGGCGAGCGTGGATCCGGAGTGGAAGCCGGTTCACACCAACTACATCTCGATTCCCGACTACTACAAAGATGACATTCCCATGGTGCTCGACACCTTCACCCGAACGACCATCCGCGACTACCTGTGGCTGCTGCTCGAGGCCGAGACGCGCCCGTGATGCGGGTACACTGACACGACCACCCAAGGACCTGACCCATGGCCAACGAGATTCTGAACACCGGCGCCACCTCACTTGCAAGCGGCAACTGGAAGACCCTGGCCGGCGCCGCCGGCTCCGGCATCGTCGATGATGCCGAGCTCTTCATCCAGAACGGCTCGCAGGCCGT